GTCCTATTGTGGATCGGTCTTTACATCGAAGAAAGATTCATAGTCATTGAATATATCATCCAATGACTGTGGCTTTTTATCTTTGTAAACACCCTCCATAATGGGTCTCAACTTCATCAGAAGTTCATTTGAACTGTACAAGAATATCTGAGGATATCTGTTACTTGAATCATAGGTTGTAACTCCAAAAGAGCTACCACCCATGTATCAATCACCAGTATCCTTAGATAGCAATCTAAGACCTTGTCTTATGACATTAGTCACCTGTATTCTAAGTAGATCTATGTTTCTATCTCAGGATACAAGTTGATTTGTGTCAATATAGACAATTTCCTTGATTGCCTGTTGGAGTGTGGTTTTACCATACTCAAACTGTTCTTGTCTCTCTTTAGTATTGGATACATGGTTTCAAACACCAATAAAAATTGGGTGGTCCTTAAGAACATTAAGGTCACTCAATTTTAATTGGTCTTTGAAATATTTGATATAATTATCAAATATCCCATATACCCGACCTAAAGAGTCTGAGGCTGCTTTCTCTAATCCTTGAGATACCACCCTGATGAACTCAGGCCTTGGATCTCATGGGACACTGTGCCAGTCAGGTGAGTAACCTAACATGGTACGGCGGATTTCTTCATCGGTAGCAATACCGAGAGAGAATCTTAGAGAAAAGGCATGTATCTTGATATCAGATTTCAATCTTCGAAGGTTAAACTTCTTGGATAGAAATTTGGTACCACGATACATGTTACAAACAAGTCCCTCCAAAGTTCCTCTTCATTGTACGTAATTTCCTTTTCAGACATAGTCAAAAAGGTTGTTATATACAATGAAGGGATTCTTAACATTGTTAAGAATTCCTCGTAGAGGTAACCCTGTTAGTTCTTTTCTGCCCTTGATCCATCTCTTGGCAAATTCATATGTATCCTTGGATACATGTGTTTTAGCTTCAGAGATGTCCACCCCTAGTTTACTCATTACTACTTTATATTTGGTTGCGACCTTGTCATTGTGAATGACAATATCGTCACCAAGTATAATGTACTGGTTGAAGTTTGGTATGCCACACAAGTGGGCACACCAGGCTACAACCATGTGATGAGTAAGCGTAAAGGCGGCTCAACTAGAATATGCCCCCATAGGCTGTCCAACACTATACTTATAGTTTTGGCCAGTTTGTGAGGTATAATTTCGTTGAGTAAGCAGAGAAGCCCAGTGTTGTGCAAACTTAGAATCTCCAAAAACATTTTGGAGAACTCTTTGTTGTAACCGCACTGGGAACCTGTCTGTAGCAGCGCTCAGGTCCAGACTCCAAAACAAATTAGGACTATTGTCTCACTTATGTCTTGGATCCTGTGTGAAAGTTCTATCACATTCCATTTTTCTTAATTTCTTAAGAAGAATGTCATGAATAGGACGTAGAGCGACTTGCGATAGATAGTCAACTATCGCAATAACTCTATTTTTACACTCAGGGTCCTTAACAACAGCGAGACGACCAGTGGTCAAGAATTGATGTGAATCTTTTCTTGAAGCTGGTAAGTCCTTCATACCCATACACCATGTATAGAATCTATCAATGGTCCCTGAAAGGGGACCAGTGATAATATTATATATATGGTGTAGTTGCTCATATGAAAGATAAGTAATTGTCTTTCATATAGAAAGGGTTGCTGGTCCGTTAGGACCTACCTTTGTAGACAAATAAAAGTCTTTAAAGGTATGCACTGGTTTCAGTGTAAGTAATCCATTCTTATCCACTCACTGTCTTATAAAGTGATTTGGTATGATATACCTCTTCCCTTTGTAAGGATCAGTGATGGTAGAGTAATCTACGGGTATGATCTCCTCTTTTCGGGGTTTAATAGCTCTAGTAATTGAGAGAATAGTAAGAACAATCTTAATATTCTCTGTTTTACCAGAGTCTATTAAATCCTTGAAGAAGAGAAATTGCGTTGGGAACCCATCCTTAGTTAGAGATACCCTATCATTATTTACATGGAGTGGTTTCCCACACATGTATCTAGTGATACACAATCTGACACATTTCATGTATCTGATTGTGAATCTTGTTCCATTGTTTTTCAAGCAACGGTTCAAGATTGTTACATATCTCTCAACAAGGTTGGACTTTACCTTGTAACCAAATAGATCTCTCATTAGTCTTTTGACTATGATTGATTTATTAAATTGCATGGTAAAGATTTATGGGCCTGTGCCGTTTCTTCTGCAGTTGTAATATAGAGCGGTTGGACGTCCGGTCTGGACGCGTGGCCAACTCTATATTTGCAGTGAACCTGCAGCACAGGTAATAATCTTCCTGTTTATGGATACAGGTTAACCTCCGTAGGTTGATCTGTAGACCATTCCTGGGCAGATCAGAGTTAACAACTCCTTCTACGGTACGGAGCTTTGGCGGATGCAGTGACCAATGTCACTACATGGAGGTAACTCCTCCTATTATGG